GCCAGCCCTAACAAAATTACTATAGACCTCAAGCCTAGACCATAAGACTAGACTGGCCCCCTAGACCGACGGCCTAGAAAAAACGTACCCACCCATATTGAATCTGGCGCCGTATGTTGTTATACTCCCCAACAAAAAATATTTGCTAAAGTGAAGCTGAAAGTGGCTCTGAACAGGACTTTTACCGTGTGTGACTAACGTCACAGAATTAAAACGGGAAATGCGTTAAATTTCCTGCCTTATATACAGTAGGGGAGCAAAGCGGGGAAGACCTTTGCGACCCGTTCGGTTGGCCTCTTGCGAGGCCCCTAGGCCGAGTACTGACTTACCCCTCAGTTCGCTGTGGCTCCTTCGGGCGCTAAGCCCGATACTGGCTAGCGGCGCTTTTAGTCGGGTGAGGTCTATCTAAATATTAGATCCGATAAATTGCTCAGCCCGATAATAAAATCAATTCCGGCCCGCCGGACTTAGGAGTCCTATGGCTGACAACTCAGCTGACATTGCCAAGAGAGTAATCCTCGGCGCTGTCGCAGAAGGTATGACCGTTGAGGCAGCAACTGCCTCTGCTGGCAAGTCCATCAAGACTTATGAGTATTACCGTCGCACAGATAAGGTCTTTGCGGATAAGGTAGATCGAACCCGTCTAGGGTTAAAGGATAAGCAGTTCGCCTCTGGCGATGTCCACGACTTAACCTTTGCAGAGTTCCGCGAAAAGTTCCTCCATAGTCGCACCTTCCCTCATCAGCAAAATATTGTAGATGTGATCGAAGGTAGAGATCCTGGGTGGTTACACCCCTCTATGAAGTTTGAGCCTGGCCTTGCAGCCAACCGTATTTTGATTAACATTCCTCCCAACCACGCCAAGTCCATCACAATTACGGTGGACTATGTGACGTGGCAGGTATGTAGGAATCCTAACTTTCGAGTACTGATAGTCTCACAAACCCAGCAGTTAGCTGCCGACTTTCTCTACGCCATCAAGCAACGTCTGACGCACCCAATGTATCAAGAGTTACAGACTGCGTATGCTGCTGGCGTAGGGTTTAACTCTAAGACTGCTTCGTGGCAGGCAACCCGTGTCACCTTCGGTGATGAACTCCGTGAGTCATCTGAAAAGGATCCGAACATCGAAGCCGTCGGTATCGGTGGTCAGATCTACGGTAAGCGTGCTGATATGATTATCGTAGATGACGCAGTCACCTTAAAGAACGCCAATGAGTTTGAGAAGCAGATCCGCTGGTTGACCCAGGACGTGCGATCTCGTTTGAACCCAACAGGTAAGTTGATCGTTATTGGAACACGTGTGGCCTCGGTAGATCTCTACCGCGAGCTACGCTCTGAAGATCGCTACCCAGGTGGGTTAGTTCCTTGGAAGTATCTGGCTATGCCGGCCCTGCTAACAGCAGATGAAGACCCTGACAAGTGGGAAACCTTATGGCCAGCATCGGACGCGCCATTTGATGGACAGTTAGAATCTGATAAGAACGAAGACGGCCTATATCCTCGCTGGTCTGGACGTAACCTTTACAACGAACGCCAAGCGATGGATGCAAGTACCTGGGCTTTGGTATATCAGCAACAGGATATTTCTGAAAACGCTGCCTTTGATCCCATATGCGTAAAGGGATCTATTGACGGTATGCGTAAGGCAGGCAACTTAGTTGCCGGTCACCCAGGACATCCTAGAGACTTAAACGGCTTTACTTATATCTGTGGACTAGACCCTGCAATGATTGGTGATACTGCAGCTATCTGTTATGCCATTGACCGATCAACGAGCAAGAGGTACATAGTAGATGCTATCAAGATTAGCCGTCCGTCTCCAGCCGATATCCGTAATCTTATTTTTGATTGGACATCCCTCTACTCCCCCTCAGAGTGGATCGTCGAGAAAAACGCCTTCCAATCCTTCCTAACCCAAGACGAAGGTATCCGTATGCACTTGGCTTCTCGCGGAGTCCAGTTCAAAGAACACCATACTGGTTCTAACAAGTGGGATGCCGGCTTCGGTGTGGCATCTATGGCTACGCTCTTTGGTACCAAGCAGTTTGATGGTAAGCACCATCGAGATAATTTAATACATCTGCCAAGCGATCAGACCGAAAATATTAAGGCTTTGATTGAGCAGTTAATTACCTGGACTCCAACGACTAAGGGTAAGACCGATATGGTGATGGCCTTGTGGTTCTGTGAGATTAGAGCACGTGAGATGCTCAACTACGGAAAGTATGCCACGCATCATATGAAAAACCCATTCCTATCTCGCCAAGAGATAGGCAAGCGAACAGTTATCAATCTGGAAGAAGCGTTCGCAGAACAAAACAAAATGAGAGTAATTTAGGAGATAACATTGTTATCAGTCAAAGAGATTGACGCGAAACTATCGCGGCTACGTACACGGTCAGCAGCACGTGACCAACGTATGCGTGATGTGCTTTCGGTGCGTCAAGGAGATATCTCCAAAGTATTCCCATCAATGTTCTCAGAGGACTATCCAAAGCCTCTCGTTGCCAACTTCATTGACGTAGCAGCACGTGACTTAGCAGAGGCAATGGCACCACTGCCATCCTTTAACTGCTCAGCAACCAATATGGTTTCAGATGCTGCACGCAAGGCTGCAGATACTCGTACCCGTATCGCTAATTTTTATGTAACCAACTCTGATCTACAACTTCAGATGTATACAGCAGCAGACTGGTATAACACATACGGTCTTGGTGTTGGTATGGTTGAGATGGATTATGATGATAACAATCCTCGTATCCGTATGCTCAACCCATTTGGTACCTACCCAGAGCTAGACCGTTATGGTCGAGTACTATCTGTTACACAGGTTATTGTTACAGATGCAGAGACGCTAGCATCACAGTACCCAGAGTTCTACGACCAGATCCTAGGTCGCAATCAGTACCAGTTGTCCTCGCCTTATATCTCAATGGTCAAGTACCACGATAAGGATCAGGATGTACTCTACCTGCCAGAGCGTAAGAACTTAGTTCTATCTAGCACACCTAACGTATTAGGTAAGGCAATGGCATCTGTCATTATGCGTTCTTCTCTTGATGGAGAAGCACGTGGTCAGTTTGATGATGTGCTCTCAGTACAACTTGCTCGTGCTCGTTTTGCTATCTTGCAGATCCAAGCTGCTGAAAAATCTATCCAAGCACCTATTGCTATCCCACAGGATGTACAAGAACTTGCACTCGGACCAGATGCGATTATGCGTTCTGCTAATCCGCAAGGTATTCGTCGTGTACCACTAGAACTACCACCTGGAGTATTTACAGAGTCTGGCGTTCTTGAGCGTGAACTACGTATGGGTGCTCGTTACCCAGAGTCTCGCTCAGGTAACATTGACGCATCTGTTGTTACAGGTCGTGGTGTTCAAGCGTTACAGGCAGGATTTGATACACAGATCAAGGCAGCGCAAGCACAGTTTGCTCGTATGTTCCAAGAACTTGTTGCTATCTGCTTTGAAGCAGATGAGAAGATCTTTGGTGGTATTCCAAAGACAATCAAGGGTTCAGACGATGGAACACCTTATGTACTTAAATACACCCCAACACGTGACATCAAGGGTGAGTACGGCGTAGATGTCCGTTACGGAATTATGTCTGGTATGGACCCTAATCGTGCCATCATTGCTTTACTACAGATGCGTTCAGATAAGCTCGTATCACGTGACTATGTACGTCGTGAGATCCCAATGGATCTTAACGTTACACAGGAGGAACAACGTGTTGATATTGAAGAAATGCGTGATTCTCTGCGCGTTGCTGTTGCTCAGTACGCTCAGGCGATACCGGCTCTTGCGGCGCAAGGCCAAGACCCTTCACAGATTATCGGACGTATCGCATCTGTTATCCAAGGTCGCCAAAAGGGACAAGCCCTAGAGAACGTTATCGAAAAAGCATTTGCACCAGAACCAGCACCAACCCCAGAGATGCCACCTATGGCACCAGGTATGGAGCAACAGATTCCAGCAGCAGGTGCGGCCCCCGCCCCTGCCTCGCAGCAACCTCCACAAACACAAGCTGGTTCGGCCCCTGCTGCTGGTCAACGTCCAGATATAGCACAACTACTCGCTGGTATCACCGGCGCAGCATAAGTGAGGGAGGTGTAAATATGAATAAAGGATCACGCGCAGCAGCGCCAATGTCAAAGCCTGTCGAGGGCAAGAAGGATACCTCTAAGCCAGCAGGCGGCAAGGTAGTTCCATCAATGATGCCAGCAGGCCGTAGAGGAACATCAGTAAAAAAGGGTTAATTATTTTAATGGAAGGTGTATAGGGTGATGGATAATAATAAAATACGTCGCCCTATACGCCCTTCCGATTTCTTAGTAATAGCTACAGAGACTGCATATAACTTATCGCAGGTAGCAACAGGATTTTTTGAATCATTATATGAATTAAGCATTTACCATTCTAACCAAAAGACTGAAACTAATCAGGCTTGGGAACAGATGGCGCAAGACTTAGAAACTTTAGAGGAGGACCGATGACAACAGCACCAATGAATCCATTGGCTGGCCCAGCAGGTCCTGGCAAATATGCCACGCGTACCGATAATTTACAGATGGGTTCTACTGCATACGGTGAAGGTGTAGAGACAGCCGCTATTAAGTCTGGCGCTCCACTAGCAAAGACTCCTGACGCAGTATCAGAACCAACAGGAAGATTACGTCAAGTTGAGCCACAGGCTCCAATAACAGAATTATTTGCAGAAACACAACGTCCCAATGAACCAATTACCGCAGGTATTGATAGCGGTGACGGACCAGGATCTGAAGCGCTAATGATGCGACGCAGTGTAGAAAAACTTTCCGATATTTTGGTTAAGATGCTTCCGTATGACACAGACGGTTCCATTAATATCTTGTATCAAGAAGCACTAGCGCGAGGTAACTAATGGCAGATAACCTAAAAGCAGCAGCTTTTGAGGCTAACCTGTCTAATACAGAACTTGATAAGGTTGATGATTTTAGCAAAGCACTTGCTGTTCACAAGAAACTTAGCAGTGTTCCTGCTTCTGTAGCACAGCAACAGTATGCAACTCTTACACCAAAGCAACAGGCTAGCCTAAAGAAGAACTTTGGTACTGAATCTCCAGACCAAAAGCCTGATCGTGGATGGCTATCTACAGCTTGGCACTATGCTGGCGAAGGACTTATGTTCGGTACAGAACTTGTAAACCGAGCATTTCGTACTGGCGCTATTGCTGTTATGGAAGGCGAAGACCTTAGTACTGCTTGGAAAGAAGCCGGTGCTAACGGAGAAAAGAAGTTTAATCCTAATCGTGTCAATGCAGCACGTGAGAAGTATGGCGATACAGCCGTCAACGTCGCACTTAAGATTTCTGAAGGCGTAAGTCCACAAGAACTTATGGCTACTGCCACTGAAGAAGAGAAGTATTACCTTCAGATTGCAGATAAGACCAACTCTAAGGTGCTTGGTATCAAGGATGAGGACGAACTCACAGCAGCTCGTGATCTCTTCGACGATACTATCGCAGCAGTTAATGCCGCTAAGTACTCACCTGGTCGCTTACTAGCCAACGCAGTTGATGCCATCATCCCAGGTGACTTCTATGAAAACGGTTTTTTCTACAAACTAACCTCTGGTACTGCAGATGCTCTCTGGCGTTTACGCACAGATCCGCTACTTCTTGTCGGTAAGGCTAAGAAAGTATACGATGTAAACAAGTATGCCTACGAAGTTATCCTTGCATCAGCCCGTAAGGGTGGAGTAAAGGCAGATCAGTACTTCAATCTACCTAGCACTCAAGCATTTTGGAATGAATACGGTTCTAAGATTGCTACATATAACAAGGCTTCTAAAACAGGCGATAAGTTAGCAGCAACTACTGCCCGTCGTGAGATGGAACTACTTGCTCCTGAGTTTGGTTCAGCCGTTATTAAACTTTTTGCCAAAAACGATGTGACCGACGTTACCAGTGCCAAGGCATTTTTTGTTAATAGCGATGATGCCTTTAAGTTGATAGATGGCAAGGTAGGACGTAAGCGTTTTATTATGCCTAAACTTGATATTGGTCGTAAAACTCGTATTGCTACGTTAACCACAGCTAACAAAGTATTTAATATTGATACTATCGGACCGTCATTGATGGACGATATGTTCTTCGGTCAGCCAACAAATGCTGATGGCATCTATAAGGCTATCGTTGACACACCTGAGAAGG